CCACACCCATCCTGCAAACCTTCAATCTCCGCTAACTTAGACTGGTAAAACATATACGCCGAGAAGGCCGCGCCAAATGTATGACAGAAAGTTGATATGGGTCCTGTACATGGTACACCGCAACCACCCTCGCAAGGCCCGCCAACACAACCACCCATAATCTTACCAGAAGTAATAAGTAAAGGGGTGATATACGTTACAGTGACTTCATAAACACAGGCATCCCCCTCTTGAGGTTGACCACATGCCATTCGGTCCTTCTTCTTATTATCATCTCCCCCGCCACCTGGGGCGGGCGCGTCCGTTTGTGATTGCTCATTAATGCGGTCTCGCGCCTGTCTAGCCAATTTCAAGGCTGTAAAAGTTGGATCTTCTTCTTCAAGATCAAAGGTATCTGATACTTCACAACTAACAGTGGGCGCAGTGTCCTCCAAGTCAGAAGGATTCTGATCTCCTGAGCTAAATATTACTGAAGGACCGTCGCCAGTGTCAATATAACCACTGCGTAAGATATGACCAATTGGTGGTGTTACTTCAAAATTATAACCTGCTCCAGCCCACTGTTCCTCTTCCAAAAGTGGGAAACGCAGGTCAGCATCTTGCCCTGCTGGCCATGCCCAAGTATACACCGAATCTGTCCCTGCGAGAATTGGAGTCCAACACTTGAAATTAATGGTGTTGCTAGACGGATTATAAATAGCAGACTCAATGACTACTTTAACTGGTATGAGCGAGAATTGTGATATATTTAATGTAATACAGTCAAAAAGATCAAGGTCTAAATGCTTCAACGGTGTTTCAAATTCTACATACTTCCATGTATTAGCACGCCGTATCAACCAAAAAGTTGATGACTTTAGGATTGTGTCAAACGTATTTTGAGTGTAATAATCCCAACTCTCTTCAGCAATACCATATTTTGAGACATTGTGTTTTAGTATGAGTTTTAAGTTGATTTCATCATCACCCTCTACTCCTGCCCCTGTTTTCTGCCAGTCAATGGTATGCTTTGTAGACACATCCTCTGTACTTGTGAGCGAAGTCATGAATGTATTGGCAACAATATCGCTCTCTGTAATTGTGCGAACAGATGTAGGTTCTTCAGACAAGTATTTAATGTAAACAACATTGTTGCGAATATAGATGGCGCAACGAGTTTGATAGGCAATATCATGAATCAAGTCTAAAATATTCATTCGCTCCTTAACCCAAAAGTTGCATGGATAATTTGCCATTATGGTTTTTACGTAATTGAATGATGTAGTGTCATAAGTGAGCGTTGTGTACTTATCCAACAGCCATTCTATAGTATCAATAGGATTAGGCCCTACATCTGATGTGAATGAAACATAAATCTCGTCACTCCAATCCTCATCATATAGGCTCAACTTTTTACTGAAACCAATCTCAACTACATCATAACCTTCATAGTCTGTCTCATAGATAGTATAATATTCTGATGGAACCTCCATAAGAAGACTCCGCCCTGTTGACATTTGCCTGTACGCAGCGACAGTATCGACTGTTCCAGGGATGAGACTTACAATATAGAGAATCTCTGCTTCTCCTTCTAGGAACACCTCTGTGCCAGCAGGCTTCCATTCAAAGCCAGCAGAGTCCATATCCTCATAAGTCTGCCACGACTCTGAGGCGCCCCCCACAGCTCCTTGACGCCAATACTGAGCCCCTGCATTGCAGTCTTCCAATGTCTCTATTGGGTCTTGATTATGCTGCCATGCGGTACCAGATTCCGTTTGCTCCCAGCTATCAGATTGATTTGATTCTCTAATTCCGTATCCGTGCTCCTGTACAGGCGCACAGGTATCGTGATCCCAATCTGCATATTCCGAATGCTCCCGGTCTGCGACATAAAAGTAGGTGCCACTGAAATAGCCCCGCAGAAAGGAGCCATCTATGTTGAGTGTAATATTCTCATTCTGTGGAAAACTATCCCCGCTGCGAATGTTGATAGGACTGTGCTCATACGCCAGTTCTTGATCAAGCCGATCTAAGAGTTGACAAATTACTTCAAAGCGGTCATCAACACACTCTGGATCAGGGCCGTGCTCTATTTTAGTACTGAAGTTGTACGTATTATCTGATTCAGGTTCAATCGTACCAACTTCACCAATTGGAACAGAGGGACATTGAATGTAGCGAGCTTGACACAAGCGCGGATGAATAGTAAAGTCATGCCATCCCTCGCCGGTTATAAGATAGCCTTTGCGTGGTGACCGGACTTTAATGGCTTGCATGTTACAGACTTGACCAAAAATCAACGGCCACACTTTACCTAATGCGTCTTCCGGAATATTCGGGAAGTCCCCCTCCTCCATAGAAAAGGCTACTTCAGTATCTTCTGTATGAGTTAGGATAGTAAAAGAAAGAGTCCGCCCACCCTCATCCCAAATTACAGGACTATTGATCTCACCTTGAAAAACAAGGAACTTATAGGCAAGTTGTAGTCCACGAAAATGGTGGTAAACTTTTACAGGGCGCTTGTGAATATCTTGATTATTAAATATTGATTTTAGTTTACCATCAACATCATCCAATGTTACACTAATTGATTGTGAATCTCCAGAACCAGAGACCATTAAAGCAGTATCAAAACCACTTACTTGAATGATTGTCGGGTATGGGTAATTAGCGCCGTCAATTCTTTGATCTGAATAAAGAATTTCCTGGCCACCCTCTACCCACTCAACACCAAGAACAAGAATAGGCTCTGTTCCAAGATTCTTTTGTAGGTAATTTAATGTTTGTGATGCAACTGTTCTCATTACTCTTGTTCCTCAAATTCGAGAGTAACTGTCATTGTCTCTCCGCCAGGGAAGCCACCTGCTTTTGAATTACCGGCAAGTTCAAATGGATTATTTTGTAAGTATGTAATCCATTGAACATCATTATGGTCTGTGAGTCTCATAGGAGTACGATAATATGCTTTAATAAAAGCCCGTACTTCAAGAGCCTTAGCACGTGATATTTCAAAAGAAAATTGAAGTCGTTTACGACCTTCACGCTGTTTAACATAGGTATACAGTGTGCCGTCCATAGCATGTACTGAAGTCATCGAAGCTGCTACTTCCATTGAGTCTCCCCAATTAGGACTAGGAAGAATCAATGTTGTTTGATACCCTGGATGTGGTGCCTCTATCCTAAACATATTTACACCTTTACGGAGTCACCTTAATATAAACCGCGGAATGAATTAATGACAGATCGTGAGTAAGCTCACGAGCGTACTCCATTTCTAGGTTGAGAGTATCCGTTAAGTTTAGTTGATTATTTGGTATGTTGCTCTCTACCAACACACCTTCAAATTCAAACGTAATCGTCCAGCCTCGGCCAGCGCAACTTTTTCCGTCTTGTACAGCAGCTTCATTAGGTGTTGTAATCACACCCACCCATTCTCTTCCCTCCCAATCTTGCATACTAATTTCTTCCCCAACATATGATGTGAAGAATGTGAGAAGATCATCGATTTCTGTTCTTGTCAGACCAATAAATGTAACAATAACAGTCTGAACTTGAGGCCAGTTGGGATCAGCGAAGATAGTGAGTTTACCGCCCCGTGTCTCACGGCTGATTCTATTGAACGCCATGCGATCAATATTATCTAATTCTGGTGCTCTTAATTCAACTTCATCAGTCGGTGTAGCCAACGCGGGATACTTCAACTTGAAGCGTGTAGTAGTTGAATCATTTTGTACAATTGATTCACTAGTTGATGGTGGAGTGGGCGCGCTACTAATTGTATTCTCACCAACAAATGGGATATACTGTTTAACGCCACATGGACTATCAATATAGTAAGTTAGAGCGTGTCCGATAATATCAGAGTGCTCAAGCATACGAATCCAATCTGCATTAAGATTAAGTGTATGTACAAGATTCAATTCTGTGGCGGGTATACCTTTAGTCTTACCCCATGTAAGTGATTGTCCTAAATTTAATATTGACTCAGGTGTTTGTTTTCGGTATGTACCTTGAGTCATAGTTATAACATTATTGATACTATATTCATAAGTACGATTAAGAATTGATGCAAGACTCAGGTCATCTGTAAATTCAACTGGGAGCCAAGGACAGCCCCTTACTACGCCCGCGGCCCCGCTTATATTGCTCAGATATGTATTAATATAAAAGTAATACGGTGCCTGCTCTGCAACTTGCTGCGTGAAAACAATGTTTGATGTAACGTGCTGATACAGTCCAACTTCCCAATCAGCTTGCTGCGAAAAATTAATTACCGTTTCCATTGGAATAAAATCTTGTGGAATAAAGATTTTAATAATTTGTTGTGTCAAGTTCATTGTATTGGAAGCATTAGCTTCTTGAACACGATGCACCACTGAAGCCAAGTTCATTTCATTCTCTACACT